TTTGTCTGCTTTGTATAAGTCAATAGCTCTTGCTGCCGACCTTGCATCTTCACTATTTTCATATAAAGCGTCTTGCACCCATTTTGGTTGTTCTTCTGCCCATATATGAAAATCATCACTTTCTCTTATTTCTGCAAAGTCAGGATGTATTTTAAGCAATTCTACTTCTGCTCTTTCTTTTGCAGTTTTTGCATTTAGTTCATCAATCTCTTGTAACTTTTGATTGATTGACTCTGATTGTTCTCTTGCCTTTTTTGTAGCTATAGTTTCTACTATTGCAGCCACATCAGGATATTCCTTTGCCCATTCTTCTATCTCTTCTTCGGACTTAGGTAACTTGATTTCTTTTTTAGTAGCCTTTTCTAGCTGACCTTTTAGTTCATCAAGTTGTTTTTGAAACTCTCTTTCTTTTTCTTGAGAGTGTCTACGCAAATCTCCATAACGTTTTTTAAAAGTTCTTTCTTCTGCATTCTTCGGCTCTTCCTTATTCTCTGCTTTCTCCTCTTCAACTTCTTTAGCAGGTTCTTCAGTTTCACCTAATGCTTCTTTTTTTAATTTCTCTAGTTCTTCCTCATCTTTTTTAATTCTCTCTTCATGAGTAGAACGTTTATTCATAAATGCTGTTTTCTTTGGTGTAGCATCTACCACCATCTCTTGTGCTTGTTCAGCCATTTTTTACTCCTTGGGGTTATCGTAGCCAATTATTGTTGGGGGATAAGTAGCCAACCATGTGGATTATTATCTTGAAGCTAATCCACCTCGCTTCATATTTTTAACTTTGGGTTTCTTTTTACTTGCTATTCCACCTTTGTTGTATTCATCTATATTAACACCAGTTTCACCAGCTATATCGGCAGCACTAAGACCACCACCATAAGGGTCACTAGAATCAGAAGATTGACTTTCAAAATTACTAGGGTCTTCAAAATAACCAGAAGCTGCTAATTCCTCATTTCTAGCAACTGCTTCTCTATTAGCTTGTGCCTCCAATGAGTCTATGGCATGAGTTGTATCACCATACTTATCGTTAATTCTAACTGCATCTTCAGCTAATTTTTTAGCTATATCTCTAGCTAGTGTAGTATTTCTAATATTTGTTCCTCTATACGTTGTAGGTATTCCTAAAATATCAGCCTTTGCTTTTAAAGATTTACTTATTTCAACATCAGACTTTTTACTGTATTGTTTAGTTTTTGTATCATAATTATATATAACAGGTTTCATTATTTCAACAACAGCATTACCAACTATACCTATTTGCTTTTGTCTATCTTCGTTCATTTCATGTAACTTAGTTATATCATTATATTTGCCTGTGGCTCTACCTGCTCTAGTTTTAAATTCTACATTACCTCCTCTAAAACTATCTAAAACACCACCTACAACTCCCATTTCATATTGCTCCGTTCTAGGACTTACTCCTAAAGCAAATCTATCTATTCCTGCACCAATAGGTCCTTTAAAAGTGCTTTTAAATTGTTCAAAAGGTGTAACAGTGTTTAAAAAATTAGTCAAGTTTTTATCTTTAATTAAACCTCTGTTTAAACTTATACCTGTAGCATCTACTGCACCACCTGTTTTATCAGGCATACCATCACTACTAGATGTATCAACAGGCTGTACTTTGGCTGTTTGTATCTTAGTTGTTTTAGGTGCTTCAGCTTTTGGTGCTTCATCCTCTCTTACAAAACCTTGTTGTATTAGTGAATCAATAGGAAATAAAGATGTTCCTGTCGCTTTGTTAAAAGGAATCATTCTTACTTGACCTGTTTCTTTATTAACGTATCGTCTAAGTTCGGTTTGGACTTGACCTGTGCCACTACCTGCAGGTTGTAATATTTGTTCTGCCTGTGCCGGTTGATATGGCATATAAGGTGTAGGCACTACTCCTGTTGGTTGATATGGATTTACGTTTGGATTGTAAGGCTGTGATGTGGGAAATTTAGGTGGAACAAACGTACCTATATTTGCTTTAATAACATCATCTTCAGTTTCTTCTCTTGTGTCTAAATCGTCAAGAGTAAAAGGTATATCATCAGGGAGTGTTGCTTCATCTGCATTACCCATCTGTCCCATTGCTTCCATACGTGCAAGACCTGCCTTTGCCTCTTGTCTCATCATCATAAGTTTTTCTAAGCCAATATATCTTACTACATCTGCAGGAAATACAAACTCTCCCTCACTTAACTGTGCAGGTATATCATCTCTTACTTCTTCTTGTGTTGCTCCCGGAGGTACTTCGTTGCCTGATACAGGGTCTACTGTATTGCCTTCATCCTTGAGTCCACCATCTGCAAATAATTCCATTTGCTCTGCTACACCACCCTTGGCTTTGTTTTTCATTTGTTTGATTTGTTTTTCAAATATTAAAGACAATGCCTCTAACTCAGGTCCTGTTAATATAGATTCTCTGTCTGATATTTTGTTTTTACTAGCCTCTTCAAATACAGAGCTTCTTTCTCTAACATACCTATCAGTTCCATACTTTTTTGCTAAATAACTTTCTAATGCTCGTGGTGGTAACTTTGTTAAGTTCTCATCACTGTAATCGTACTTAGGCTCTTCAGCCTTTGCTACGTCTGTATCTCCAAGCATTTTTTTAGTTAGCATTTCCATTGACTTCATCCCTTAATAATTTTAGTCTTTTTAAAGTAGCCACTGCTCCTTGTGACCTATGAACAGTAAGCATATCGTTGCTCTGTTCCATGATTTTATATTGTGCCTGTATCTGCACGTCTAAATAATCATTGAGGCTGTTCAGTAGCTTGGGGTTGTTCACCAACGTTTTCAGTTGGCTCAACACCTGCTTGTTGTCCTTGTCCATCTTGTAACCTTCCTGCAAATCCTTGTTCTCCCGGAATAGGTGCTTGTCCTGTTCCTATGTTACCTCCACCTGCTCCTGTTGGGTCAAGTGGGTTAGCTCCTGCAGGGGGTGCTTCTTGTTGGGGTTGGGGTTGATTACCTTGAAAGGCTTTCAACAATTCTGCCTGAACTGCTGCCTCATCCATGTTGTTTGTAACCTTCTCAGGGTCTAACTCCATAGACTTAGCTATCTCTCTAATTATATAATTAAACTTAGCAAAAGGTGCTAACACAGGATTAGATGCAACTTGTAAGAATGACATAAGTCTCTGACTTCTTACTTCGTTTGCCATCAAACTTTCTGTTCCACGTGCAACAACTTCTAAGTCTCCCTTTAACATCTTGTCAAAGTCAAACTGCATATTAAATCTAAATAAACCTTCACCTAAAGGTCTAAGAAGATAGTCATCTATATTTTTGATAACTGTTTTAATACTTCCTGCTGCTGCATTCATGAGCATAGATATACCTGATGCAGTTCTACCCACACCTGTTATACCTGTCTGTCCATGAGCATACGATGGAAAGCCTGTGCTTTCGTCTGCCAATTGTCTTGCTTTATCAAACAACTGTAAGTTTTCATTTGATACATTTGGAAACTTTGTTCCAAAGATTGCCTGACCCGGTGCTCCACCCTGTCTCCTAAACACTTTGCCCGGATATACAGATAAGTCCTGCCCCGGAACTAAATTAGTTTCATCAACTTCCATGATTAAGTTTCCTGACAATACAGCATTGTCTACTGCCATTCTCATAAAACCATTCATTAATGTTTGTGTATCATCCATATTCTCTGCTATACCAACACCAAAGAATGAATATGGATTTAATTCATAGGGTGCTGCCATGTAAGGTATTGTTGCAGGTTTAAATGGATTGAGAACCATTCTTAATAACTTACCATTACATACCCATATATTAGCCTGTAGTTCGTCTTGTTCTTTTAAATCTTCAGGTATCTCTACACCATTTTCTTCTAGTATAGAAACATCACACATACCCCAATATTCTAACACTTCAAAACGATATATGCCATGTTCAGGTGCATAGTCTGACAAGTCATCTTCCCAATACTTTTTAACGTAGGACTCACCTGCCTCTATAACTTCATCTATAACAGTATCTCTAAAGTAAGGTCTCTTTTTTAAGGAACGCAACTGCGTTCTTGACATCTTGTGTCTTTCTATAACATACTGTGCTTCATCCATATTGTTTGCATCAGGGTCAGGATAAAAGTTCCATACTGATACATGAGATGTCGATGGCACTGTTTTAAATACAGGACTGTAATTACCTTCTTCATCCCAATTAGGATATTCTTTGTCTGTGGCAAAAGGTCCTTTCATAACCCCTGTTCCAAACAAAGACATTTCAAATGCAGTGCTTCGTAATTGTTTACTTGCACCTGACTCTTGTAGTTGGTCTATTATTTTCTTTTCCATGTTCTTTGCAGCAATCATGGAAGGACTAAATGTTATCGCTGTAGGAGTCTTCCCAACTTCCTCTTTAAGATTTTCAATCTCACCCAACTTTTCTTCCAAAGGACCAAGCCTATCGAGTAGACTTTTTTCAGTAGCACCTTTAGGAAGTTCCATACCATCACCGGCAAATCCATAAGGACTAGTTTCTTCAGTTTCTTCACGTAAACCTTCAGGTTCTTTGGGGTCAAAGCTGACATCTTTTGCGACACCTTCAGGTAACACTGTCGGCTCAATGCTGATAGGAAACTTGTTACCTGCAAATAATACATCAACAATTTGTCCGTAAGCTGCGAGAGTTTTGGTCTTGGTAACTTTGATAAATACTCTTGACCTTTCTGCTTCAGTAAATTGAACATCACTTCCGTATATCCCCCTATAATTTGTATAAGAACGTAACCAACGTTCCTCATCGTTTCTTCTATAGTCTTCTGCTCTGTCGTATCGTTCCTGTATAAAAGGGATAATACCACTCACTCCTGCATCAGCTATTTCAGAATCATCAGTGTCTTCTAATGCTATAGAATCACTATCTAGTGTAATATCTTCTTCTGCCATATTAATATCCAAACGTTGCATCTGCTACAGGCATACCCTGTGAAGGTCTGCCCATAGGGTCATAGTCAAATATACTAAATCTTGGTCTTGACATAATTCCATATCTTAGTGCGTCATAGATATGGTCTTCTGCTTTCGTATCTACATCCTCAGGATTTCTTTTATCCAAAGGTATTGCAGGTATTTGAGATATAGTATTTGTACAAGTATTAAAAAATACCATTCTTGGTTGCTCTGTAAACTCGTCAACCTGTAGTCTTCTATGTATTTCGTTTTTACCTGCCACACGACTACCTTTACTTCTATCTGATGGTCTCCAACGACACCCTCTTTGTATCATTTGTTCTGCTAATGAAGGTCCTGTATCACCACGTTTATGCCAAAGAGAACTATCTAAGACACCATACTTTATATTACCATCTTCAGATTCTAAGTCTAGTACCATCTCTGCCAAATCTGTGGCAAGGACTTTAGAAACATACAACTCTCTATATAGTATAAGTTGCTCATCTGGACTAATAGCAAACCACAACACAGCACTATAAGAACCATAACCATAATCACAAGACCTAAACTTGACCCAATTTCGTGGAATGTCAAAAGGTTCAACAACGTGAATATCCCTATTAAACTCAGTAAAAGCAGCACCTTCTTTAATATCCCAATCACCTTCAAGCAACTGTTTACGTTGGTGTTCAGGTAAGGAAAGAAGCATCGCTTCGTAGTCTCCCTGATTTGACAAGTATGGATTATCAGATAATCTAGCAGGTATGAATCTTCTTTTAAATAATGCTTGACCTGCTTTACTATGTCCATCAGGATATTGTAAGACTTTTCCTGTTTCAATATTTGTGGCATCAAATGCTCTTCCATAAGGTGCAGGGTCAATAAACATTTTTTTAACCCACTGATGTCCCGGACCTCCGGGGTTTGTTGTTGCCCTCATATACACTTGTAAATCAGGAGCAGTAGAACGAAGTCTTGACCTCATGTAGTTCCAAGCAAATGGTGTTGCCCATTGTGTTAATTCGTCAAAGCCTATCCAACTAAAGGCTAAACCTTGATACCTTAGTACGTCATCGTCTCGGTCTAGGTAGGACATCCACAGTCTTGCACCTGATGGAGCTACCCATTGCATCTTTCTTTCTGACCACTTGATACCCTTGTATATTTGAGGGTATAATTCTCTTGACTTCCAAACAAGTTCTCTCAACTCTTCTGTTGTATGTCTAAGCAGTAATCCACTAAACTGTGGATGGCTCATATAACGTAGTGGGTCTGCTAACATTGCATATGACTTACCACCACCTGCACTACCACCATACAACACTTCTCTCTCAGGAGAAGCAAGAAACTCTGTTTGAGGTCCTTCGTTTGGTTTAAAGACTACATTCTGTTCTTCAACAGGTATAGTCTCTATGTCATCTACTACTTTAGGCTTTTGCTCCGACTCTGCTTTCTTCGATGGCTTTCGCTTTTTGTATCGCCTTTTCTGCGTAGTCAGCCCATCGTTTAAGAGTTCTAGCCTTGTTCTTACGTTGTCGTTCATGTAGTAATCTTTTTCTTAATCCTATGTGAGATATTTCTCTTCCTGTTTTAGTAGTTAGCCAATTAGCAACTTGTCTTAGAGAATATTGTTTAATATATTTTCTTGCTAGTTCTAATGCTTCTAACTCATAGGGTATAGGGTCAAGTAACTCTTTATCTTCTTTATTTATCGTATACCCAAAAGGTATTGTTCTTGCTATACGTGGTATCTGTATCCACTCTGTTTGTTCTTCATTTTTTAAATCTGTTGGTTGTGGGAGCTTCCACTTACCTAAACTTCTATCCATTATTTCTTCTTTGGTGGTAATATCATCACACCACCTGATGCCTCTACTTGTACTTTTTCAGTTTTAATTAATCCCACTCTGTCAAGCAATTCTTTTGCTGCACCTAGTTTATCTCTAATACCTAATTGTGTTGGGTCATCCATACCACTAACCATAGCAACTGCTGCCTTAGGTGCATTACGACTCATATACAGTTGTGTCTCTTCCATAATCTCATCCTTCATAGATGCGACAATAGCAGAAGTTCCTGAATGCTCTGAGTATCCTGCAAGTAGTTTTGCTTGTACAGGGTCTCCATTAGCTTTGTCAAACAAAACCTCTAAAAACTTTTTTTGTCTTTCTGTTAGTTCTCTTACCTTTTTCATATAGGTACACCATATCGCACAACTCTATCAATCAAACGTTGTGCTCTGTTTGTTGTTTGTTTAAACCATCTACTGTCTTCCATCTGCAAAGACATCTCACGATAGTCCTCTACTTCTACTGCAGCAATCATAAGTTTAAACTTGCGTAAACGAGGACCTCCAAGTTGAAATGCCATATTTATTAATACGTGTTGTATGTCCTCAGGTAAAGAATCAAAATCATTAAATATATCTTGACAATCATTTATAGCAGTCTGCACATCTTTCTCAAACCACTCTTGTACTTGTTCTTCAGATATAGGTGTGCCAATAGGTCCTGCATATATTTCTTCATCCCACTCAGTAATCAAATGTCCGATTCCTCCAGTCAAATGACCTTCACTGCAATGGTAAGTTTCGTATTTACATCCCTCGTCAGCTTCTATTTCTTTTCTTAACACATCTATGTTCATGGTCGGAGTCCTTGTTTGTATTGCTGTTTA